GACGAGACCTGGCGCATCGTCTACGCCGGCGACACATACGAGATCCTCGGCCGCCCCGTGGATCCCGATCACCGCAAGCGGGAGCTGCACATCCTTGCCCGGCTTATTCGTTAGATGGACGCGCGCGCCGCGCGAGGCGCGCCGCGAACTCCGCAGCCTGTCGCGCGATATGCAGGGCAAGGTCATGAAGGCCGCGGCCCGCGCCGCCGCGAAACCGGCCAAGAAGGTGCTGAAAGGCAATACACCGGTTGCGGAAGGCGACCTGGTGCGGTCCGTGGGCCACAAGCAGCTTTCGAAGACGGCGAAAGCCCGCGTCGGCATCGACCCCGAGAACGTCGCGCTGCTGGTCGGCCCCACCCGTAAGGTCAGCGGCGTAAAGCAGACCGGAAAGGCGCTGCTCGTCGAGATCGGCACAAAGTTCTTCCGCGGCCGGCGCTTCATCGAGCGCTCACAGAAAGAGTCCGAGCAGGAGGTCGGCCAGGCCTTCTATCAGGGTTTCGACAAACAGATCGACAAGTATCGGGATTGAATGGACGTCAGCACACTCGCCACGCGCCTGGGCACGATCAGCGAATTCGGCCAGGTCGTCACCGCCGAGACCGGCGGCAACCAGACGCTGGTCGATACCTCCGCCGAGATCGTCAGCCTGTTCGGCTCGACCTTCGGTTCTCGTGTCTGGCCATCGGTGATCCCCGAGGCGAATACAACGCTGCCCTGCATGACCTACGAGATGGTCTCATCGAAGCCGTTGACCATCGACGGCCATCACATCCTGCATCAGGACCAGCACGTCCTGACGATCCGCGACCCGGACTACGACAACCTGATCGCCACGGTCGCGACGGTCGTCGCCCTGATGAGCGATGCCGAGTGGGCGCTCGAGATCACTGATCGCGCCTTCGAGTTCGAGCCGGACCGCAACGCCTTCGCCTACCACTTCGAAACGATGTTCACGTATCTGGTCGGCGCCTCGCAGACGCTGCCCGCGGCTTTCGTCTACCCGATCCAGCGCGCGGCGAACGACAGCGAGCACGATAGCTGGGTGACGCAGCTCGTGCGCAATGAGTACGGCATCGTCCTGATCACCGACACCGGCGTCAGTGGTGCTGACGACATCCCGACGCTGCAGGACGCCGTGTCCGATTCTCTGCTCGGCTGGGAACAGGGCGCCGCCTTCCAGGAGATGCGCTACCAGAGCGGCAACTCCATGGAAGGCACTGACGATCTGCAGATCTGGCGAGAAGTCTATTTCGACGCAACCCACTTGAGAGAGGTCTGAGACATGCGCCAAGGCGGACGCTACACCATCGACAAGGCCACCGGCAGAAAGCGGCTGGTCGAACGCACGGGCGTCAAGCCCGCGAACGGTACGCCGGTGCGCTCACCGGCGGCCGACAAGAGACCGGCCACGGCGGCGAGCACCCGCCGGCGGCGGTACTAACCCACACCCCGCGAACCACCAGGAGAATCCATCATGCGATCGTTCCGGAAAAAGCTGCTCGTGGCGAAGATCGAGTCGGCCTACGACACCGATTCCTCGCCCGATGCGTCCAGTAACGCGATCCAGACGCGCAACCTGTCGCGGACCGTCTATGGTGGTCCGCGGGTCGAGCGCAATCTCGATCGTCCCTACCTCGGTAACGAGGAGTCCATCAACGCCGCTCCCGAGGTCGGCCTCAACTTCGAGGTCGAGGCCACGGGCGCCGGCTCGTCTGCCGTCACCGCCGGCACCGCGCCGCCGGTCGGTGTCCTGCTCCGCGCCTGCGGTCATGCGGAGACGCTGAACGCCGGCACCGACGCGCAGTACGACCCGATCGGCGAGTCGTTTGAGTCGCTCACCAGTTACTACTTCTGGGCCGGCGAGCGCCAGAAGAACACCGGGGTGCGGGGTTCGTTCGAGCTGATGATGCAGCGGGCGCAGATCCCGTACTTCACGTTCGCCCTGACCGGCCACTACGCGCGGCCGACGGCCGTCGCCCTGCCGGATCCGGACTGGTCTGCCTGGCAGAACCCGCTCCCGGTCAACGAGACGAACACGCCGACCATGACGATCCATGGGCACACGGCGATCGTCGAGTCGTTCCGCTTCACGCAGAACGGCGAGATCTCGAACATCGACGCGCCCAACGATAACCAGGTGCTGTTCATCGATCGCGACCCGCAGATCGAGGTGCTCTTGCGTGCCCCGGAACTGTCGACGAAGGATTTCTTCGCCGCGGTCGAGTCGCACGCCGGCACGATCACCAAGGCCGCGGTACAAGCGGTCCACGGCGCGACCGGCAACATCGTCCAGTTCGATGCCAGCAACGTGCAATTCGGCGACCTCGAGGAGGTCGACTCCGAGGGAATCCTGATGTACCGCCTCACCGGCAAGTGCATCCCCACGGGCTCCGGCGACGACGAGTACAAGATCACGATCAAGTGACGGTTGGGCCGCCCGGGCCGCGCTTACCTGTTGACGCGCCGGGCTGGCCTTTTCTTCTTATCAACAGGCGGACTACCCAACAGGTTCAACAGGAGAGATAAGCCATGTCATTCAAGATGGCACCGATCGACCGCCTCACGGTCGACTGTGAGATCGACGTACCGGTCAACGCCGGCGAGAAAAAGAGGACGCAGCGGATCCGCGTCACCTTCAAGAAGCACCCGCGATCTGTCATCAAGAAGCGGAGCCAGGAGTGGGACGACGACAACGCGCCGACCGACGACAAGATCCTCGAGGACGACATCATCGACATCGAGGGGCTGATGGACGCCGACGGTAACCCGATCGAATACAGCAAGAAGTTGCTGAAGCAACTGCTGGAAATGGACTACGTCCACGCCGCGCTGATGAAGAGCTGGACCGCCGTAAACTACGGCGACAACGTCATGAGGGCGCTGCAAGCAAAAAACGGATAGACGCGGGGCACCACTGGGTGAAGTCCGCTCGCGGCGGCGGCCGCGATAGCGAGAGCCTCCGCGAACTGATGGAACTTGGTGCCCCGCAGGATGTCATCGACCGTGAGCGAGAAGGCCTCGCCGCCGATCTCTTCGAGGTCTGGCCGGAGAATTGGGACTTCTTGCAAACGTTTCTCGCCTGCGCCGGCCAATGGCGCATCGGCCCTACCGGCCAGATTCTCGGCCTCGACTATACCGCGTGCAAGGTCGTCCTCGACCTGAGCGTGCCCGACTGTTGCGCGAAGTTTCATTTCGCCGCGCTGCGCGATTTTGAGCAAGGAGTGATGGAAGCCCTGTAATGGCTGCTAGCAAGATTGGTTTTGTCATCGAGGGTGATGCCTCGGGTGCGGTTCGCTCAGTCAAACTGACCGACCAGCAACTCGACGCCCTCAACAAGACCCAAAAGCGCGGGACGACGATCGCGCGCAACTATGCGAAGGAAGCCGGGCGCATCGCCGCCAACCTGGGAAAGTACGCGGCCATCGCCGGCGGCGTCGCGCTCACGGCCACGGCGGCGATCGTCAACAAGCAGCGCGAGCAGATCGACACCCTGGCGAAGACGGCCGACAAGCTCGGCGTCACCACCGAGGCGCTCGGGCAACTCCGTTATGCCGCCGAACTCACCGGCGTCCAGAACAAGCAGCTCGATGTCGGCCTGCAGCGCATGGTGCGCCGGCTCGCGGATGTCGCCGAGACCGGCAAGGGCCCGGCCGCCGACGCCCTCGAGATACTCAACCTCAAGATCGAGGATCTGAAGAACCTGTCGCCGGACGAGCAGGTCTCGATGATTGCCGACGCGATGGGTGGGCTCGAGAACCAGAGCCAGCGGGTCGCGGTTGCCTTCAAGCTGTTCGACTCGGAGGGCGTCGGCCTCGTCAACACGCTGGCCCTCGGCTCCGACGGGCTCGCGAAGATGGCGGCGGAGGCCGACAAGCTCGGCATCACCTTGTCGCGTGTCGAAGCTGCGCGCGTGGAGCAGGCGAACGATCAGTTGACGCGCGTCGGCGGTCTGATCGACGGCATCGGCAAGCAGATCACGGTGCAGGCGGCCCCGATCATTGCCGGACTGGCCGAAGAGTTCCTCAATGTCGCGCGCGAGTCGGGCGGCATGGCCGAGGTGGTCGGCAAGGCCATGGATTTCCTTGTGGGTGCCGCTGGCCAATTCGGCAACGCCCTGCGCATTTTGCACAGGATGTTCAAGGGGCTCGAGGTCGTTGCGCTGAGCCTTGCACGCGCCGTCATCCAGCAATTCGGCAAGATCGCTAAGGCAGCGAACGAACTCAACAACCAGGTCAACGAGTTCCTCGGCAAGGATGCTATCCCGTACGAAGAAACGTTCTTCGGCACGCTCGAGCGATCCATCCAGGGCTCGTTATTCGATGCGATAGGCGAGCTCCACGAGCTGGCCAACGAGGAATGGCCGAGTGATTCCATCAAGGAGTGGCATCACACCGTCAAGTCGCGCGCAGAGGAAACGGCCCGTGCCGTAGCTGAGAACAGTGAGCGCGTCGCCACGTCGACAAGCGAGATGACCGAGGATGTCGCCAACGAGACCGGTAAGGCGGTCGCGAAGATAGCGACTGAATCCGAGAACATCTGGGCCGACAAGTTGCGCACGGCGATCACCGACTTCGAGTCATTCAAGCGCGACATGATTCGCCAGGCGGAGTCGCTGATTTCGCAGATCGCCGTCCGCTTCGCGCGCCAGCAGCTCGGCTTGAATGTCGGGGTCAACGTCGCCGGCGGCGCAGGCGGCGGCGTCGGTGCATTCGCTGCCAACCAGGTGTTCGGCGGCGGGGGCGGCTTCTCTGGCTCGATGATCGGATCGATGCTGGGCGCCGGTGGCGCATCGGCTTCGATATCGCACCTCTTTCAGCCAGCGGGCGGCTTCACGACGGCGAACACGGCGCAGCTGACGCCCGGAGGGCTGACGACCGACCTGGGGACGTCCGCGAACACCGGCGGGTTTTGGGACACGAACCTCGGCACCGGTTTAGCAAACATCGGCGCCGGAATTGCCGGTGGTTTCGTCGGGACCAACGTCGGATCCGCGATCACCGGCAAGAACGCTAACAGCAACGTTGGGGCAGGGATCGGCGGCACGGCCGGCGCGATGATCGGCGGCCCGATCGGCTCGTTCATTGGCTCGACCATCGGCGGGTTTCTCGATTCGCTATTCGGCTCCGGCGGCTATGATCGCTGGTTCAAGATCCAGCCTGGTGCTGGCGATATCGGCCGTCAGGGCTTCGATGGCGCGAATATCGGCAATATCAGCCAGTCGCGGTTTGGCAGCGTCACCTTCAACACCGAGGGGCAACTGTTCAAGGGCGCGAGCGAGGAGCAAGCGCAGGGTGTCATTCAGACGCTGGAGGCCCTCGCAGACCTCGAGGACATCATCGCCGGTGAACTCTCGCCGGAGAAGATCTCCGCCGTCCGCAATGCGGTGCGCCAGCAGCAGGCGTTCGACCGAACCGAAAGCACCGACTTCACGCCGTTCTTCCTGGAGCGCTTCAACACCATTTTCGACGAGATCGGCGGTGAACTCGACGACACCTTCGACTCACTTACGCGAGCGATGTCGCCCAAGGAGTTCGTCGGCTCCGTCGACCAGGTCATCGCCGCAGTGTTCCAGCTCGAAGAGGTCGCTGATCAACTGGACGCGGACATCTTCGACGAGGTGGCGCGGGCAGTCGAGCGAGAAAACGACGCGCGCTCGGAGCAGCAGCGCGTTTATGACGCGACGCTCGAGCAGCTCACCGATGTCATTGCCGAGTTCGACCGATCGCGGGACTCGATCGCGTCGCTCGCCTCCGCGCTGAACGCCCAGCAGAGTGCGGCGGCCCAGCTCGCGGCGGCGTATCACCAGGCCGCCGACGCCGCCCGTAACATCTTCGCGAACACGATCGATGCGATCCGCGAGGAGGTCTCGACCCCCGAGGAGCTGTACAACCAGCGGCGCGCGTCGATCACCCAGCAGATCAGCGAACTGTCGTCACTCACCGACCCGGGTGCGATCAATGCGCGCGTCGCGCAGATCAACAACCTCGCGCGGTCTGCCTTCGGCCTCCTGGACGAGGGCCAGAAGGCCGCGCTGTCCGGCGAGTTCGTCAGCTTCCTGGAGCAGGCCAACGCGACCGCGCAGCAGCGCATCCAGACGGGCCTTAATCAACTCGAGCAGGAGACCGAGGCAGCCGCGGATGTCGTCGAGGTCGAGATCACGAACGCCGACGACATCCTGGACGCCGCGCTCAGGTTCGGCGTGGGTACGGAGCGCTTCGCCAACTTCGTGTCATCGCTCGGCATCGATGTCGACCACTTCGGCTCTCAGGTCGCGCTGATCACGAACTCGACGCAGGATCTCAGCCAGACAGCCTCGGCCCTGGTGCTGGCGCATCAAGACGTATTCGCCGCCGCCCAGGAGTTCGGCGTGAACAGCGCCCAATTCGAGGCGGCGGTCGCGGCCCTCGGCCTCGACGTCGACCAGCTCGACGCCGCGATCCTGAACCAGCTTGGTGTCGCCAATACTTTCCAGGGCGCGGCCTGGCAGAGCAGCGTCGCGGCGAATCGCTTCGCAAACATCATCAGCCAGCTCAACAGTGGGCAGATCACGCTGACGCAAGCGGCGCAGATGTTTCAGAACGGCGTCAACAACTTCATCAACAACTCGGGCATCGATATCCGGTTCAACCTGCCGCCGGACTGGCGGGGGCCGCCGCCCGGCAACCAGCAGCGCTTCGCCCTCGGGACGAATCGTAACTTCGAGATCAACTTCTAAATGCCGCGCACCCCGTCGACGAACAACCAGGGCGAGATCACGAACGCGGTCACGCTCCCCGTCCGTCTGGTGCAGATCGAGTTCGGGACCGTGCTGCGCCTGTCGTCACGGCAGGACATCACCTACGACGGCGACGCGTTCACCGGCGAGGCCATGGACGTGGCGATCGCCTGGCCGAATGCCAGCATCCGCCTGTACGACCACGAGATCGGCTACGCCTCGGACTTCCTCTCGGAGGGCCCTGGTGCCGTGGTCAAGATCTGGGAGGTCTACGGCGCCGGTAACTCGTTCGCCGCGGCCGATGCCGATCTCGTCTACGAGGGCCAGCTCGGCAGCGCCGAGGTCGCGGAGTGGATCGAGATCGAGTGCCGCCCGCACAAGACGTCGTTTTGCCCGAAGTACATCATCTCCGACGACATTTTCTCGCACCTGCCGCCCGATGGCACCCGCATCGAGGCGCGGGGCGGCACCTACGTGCTGACAAGGAACGATCCCTAGATGCCGACGTACCCCGACGTCCCGACCCGCACGCGCCGCATCAAGCGGGACAACCAACCGAAGCCGGAGGTGAGCGAGGGCGGGATCATCCGCGCCCAGGACCTGTCTGCCCAGGCGGTCTATGACATCGAGCTCGAGCATCCCTACATCACGGCCTCGCAGGTCTCGACACTGCAAACGTTCTACAGCAACAACAAGAACGCGACGATCACGACGCGTCAGCTTGCCGACGGCAACACCTACGACTGCGAGCACATCTACGAGCCCGAGGTCGAGGACCACAACGCGACGTACAAGACCGTGCGGCAGAAACTGATCGGGACGCGTAACTGATGCCGACGATCCCCGTATGGGTGCCGCCGGTCACCGATGCACCGACGCTCAACGAGCAACGCAACGCCAGCGAGACGTCGATCAATGTCATCGGCGACCGCCACGTTATCCCGATCCTGCTCGGCGACTTCCAGGGCGGCGGCAAGATCTTCGCGCTCGACTACGACGATGCAACGGAGACCTGGACGGTCGGCTACCTCTGGGGCTGGGGTGAGATCGAGGCCATCGACAACGTCTGGATCAACGGCGAGGAGCCCCTCTCGGGCGTCCTGCAGAACGACTACACGGGCACGACCAGTCAGACGGCGGATGCGCTGCTCTCGGCCGCGATCGCCAGCTACTCCGACACCCTCGTCGTCAACGACGAGAACGGCACGCGCGGGCTCGCGTACAGCGTCCTGCAGTGGACCGACGATCAATACCCGAACTGGCCTGAAGTCGTGGCCGAAGGGCGCGGGCTCAAGATGTACGATTCCCGCGTCAGTGGTCACCTCGAGAACGACGCGACGACCTGGGAGTTCTCGCGCTGCCCGGCACTCGCCTGGCGGACGCTGGTCACGGATCCGTTCTTCGGTCCCGGTCAGTCAGTCAACGATACGAGCGTCGAGGACACGGCCGACGACAACGATGCCACCGTCTCGACCGAGGCCCGCCGTCAGATCGCCCTGGTCATCGACAAACGCCAGTCGTGGGAGGACTGGCGCCGGACCCTGGAGACGTATTGCAGCGCCTGGGGCTTCAAGCGCGACGACGAGTGGCATCTGATATCGGATCGGCCGCGCTCGGTCGACTTCACCATCGACGAGACCGACATGGTGCCGGACACGCTCAAGACGGCGATATCGCCGCTCGAGTCGATCCCG